GAACGCTACCCTAGCAGAACAGTACGGTTTCCTCTAAGTCCAACGTTTGATTTAGTTTTTCTTTCAGCTAAACTAGAGCAAGAGTTTAATTCTCATGACAGACTAGTCATAAAGTACGCTGGAAAAGTAGAAGATACCCTAAACTTTGTTGGTTCTGGAGATCCAGTCGAGTTTGAGTACTCTGGTGCTGGATATAAAAAAACGTGGGTAGGATATGTTCACAAAATTATTCCCTCTACTGTGTCTGAAAACGCTACTACGATTATTTGTATTTCTCCGACCTATCTTTTAAAGACAACAAGACAAAAAATATACAAAAACGTAACCGCAGATCAGGTTGTTCAAAAAGTTTGTAAGCAATACGGATTAAAAGCAGTTACTCAACGACATCCTAGAGTATTTTCAACTATTGCTCAAGCTGGACAGAGTGATTGGCAACTATTAAGAAGATTAGCTAAACAAACTGGTTTTGGATTAAAAGTTACTGGAACTACTGTTTATTTTATGTCAAAAAACAAACTAAGCTCAGCTAGCACTAATAACGCATCCGTTTTCTTCAAAGAAACGGCTGCCCCTACAGTTAGAGGCATTTCTTCTATGGGAACTCTTATTGAGTTTACCCCTCAAATATCTGACGAAGCTCCAGACATGGTAGGAGCTACAGTAGACCGAGTGGTAAGTGGTTTGCACTCAACTAACAATAAGACTATTGCTACTAAGCACAAAATTCAACCCGCTAAAAAGAAAACCAAGGGTACGGTTACGCCTAGTAAGAAGTTTCTTAAAAAATGACAAAAAATCCGCATAGTAAAACGTCACAAAAAGCAAAATTTGTAAAACATTTGCCTTTTGAAGTAGCTAAAACTGTATCAGAAGCAAAGTTTATTGCTGAAGATTTAGCAGAAGCAAATAGATATAACTACAGAGCTGTTGTCCTTTTACTGGGAGACGCAAACGTTTCTGTAGGGGAAACAATATACCTAGATAATTTAGATCAAAATATGTCCGGGTACTGGAACGTAATATCTATTAGTCATCTTTTTGGTGGAGGAAACTATACTTATCAGATGGAAGTTTTAGTTGGAACAGACTCCTTAGGTGGCGCTGATTCAAATGCTGGAAAAAAACCAGGTAAAAGAGATTTTGAAGCTGAGCTTTCAAATCAGTCTTTAAGGCCAAAAGGATCTAAATTAAACAACTACGCTATTGGGGTAAACAACGGAAAAATAGACGTGGGTTTAAAAAAGACTAAATCAGCTAAAAATATTGCTGGCCCTAATGCTAGATCCCTTGCAACATCTTACACACCAAACATATACAAAAACGACAAGCCAGATTTTTCACAAGTGGTTAGACAAGTAACTTGGAGAGCTAAATGACCGCGTACGACGTTAACCAAGAAACCTACATGCAAGATCCGCAGGGTCGAACAAGATTCTACGGAATCTACGAGGGTATAGTTAAAGAAATTAATGATCCTTTAAAAAAAGGAAGAATTAAGGTTCAGGTTACGGTTACTGGTCAAGAGGTTACAGACTGGGCTAGGGCCGTGTTGCCGATTACCTATAATGCAAACCACCCAGATCATCAAGAGCATACGGCTTCTCAGGTAGCCGCCCTGTTGACTACCCAGTCAACCTCTATTACAGATTCTCGGGGAGACTCAGCTACTGTTCCTGCGTTGACCGTGGTAGCAAAAGGAGGGGCTGGTACCCTTAAACATCCGCATAAAACTGCGGTAAATGCGGCAAAAAAATGGAATGGGTCAGACGCTAAAACAAATATGTTTAATGACGCTACCAATCTAGACGAGCATACACCTCACCGCTTTATCCCTAACAAGGGTCAAAGGGTATGGATTATGTTTGTAGCCGGATTACTTGAAGAACCAGTATGGATAGGAGTACAGGCATGAAAGCAATTTCGTATCCTTTTACCCTAGATCCTTTTGGTAAAACAGCTAGCACAACTGATCAAAGAAAAATTTATCAGGATAGAGTTCTAACGCTGCTTTCTACAGCTATTGGTGAGCGCCCTATGCGCCCTACCTACGGAACAAATATTGCTACCGCAATGTTTGAGAACCAAGGTAATGTTGAAAAAGCAATTAATGACGCAATTCGTTCGGCCATCTCTACATGGATTCCAGACCTAACTGTTAATAATATCCTTATAAAGGGGTTTTTAGATACCGGAGCCGTAACAGTTGAGCTTAATGTTACCCTACCTGATTTTATTGAAGACAGTATCACAGTTGTAAGCACCACTTTAAACCCAGACGCGACTACCACGAGGTGATGAAAAATGGCTAATGAAGTACCTGCACAGATAGACTATACCTCTAGAGACTATCAAGCTTTGTTGGAAGATCTAACAAGTTTGGTAAACGTTAGAACAAACTATGCGTGGACAGCAGATGACCCAAGCGATCTAGGAACAATCCTTCTAGAGTCATTTGCTTACATGGGTGATATTCAATCTTACTATATTGATCGAGTTGCTAACGAACTTACTATTGATACCGCTGCACGAAGAAAAACCCTAGTAGATTTAGGAAAACTTTACGGATATAAGGTTTCAGGACCTACCCCCGCACGTGTTAATGTTCTTTTTGAAAATATAAGCGATGAAGCAATTGATATCCCAGTAGGAACTCAAGTTTTAGCTACATTGCTTTATGGAGATTTTACTGAAGTTTACTTTGAAACAATTGCTAGCGCAACTCAGCTAGCTCCGGGAGATACAGTTACTCTTGCTTGTCAAGAAGGAAAGACAGTAAATACTGATCGTCCTGACCTAATTAGTCCTACTACAAATAAACCTTTGCCTGTAAACCTAGGCGTATCTGACGGAACTGCACAGCAGATTGTTGAACTAAACGACATTAATATTGTCGATAATTCAGTAATTGTTTATGTTGGGCAAGGTGTGGCTTTTACACCGTGGAGTTATGTAGATTCTTTAACTGAATCTGGTCCAAACCAACTCGTGTTTACAACAAACGTAGATGCAGACGGAAACGTCTCTATTGAATTTGGTGATGGCATTAATGGTGCTATCCCACCTGCAAATCAGGTAATTAGTGCTTTGTATAGAATTAGCGCAGGTGCTGCCGGAAACCTAAACTCAGGAACAATTGAAGAAGTTACTTTTATTCCTGGAAATATTGTTCCAGAAGCAATTGGATACTTAGCTGTCTCTAACCCTTCAGCCGCTTTTGGTGGAGCAGACGGAGACGACAATGATCAAATTCGCGCTAAAGTTAAAAACGCAATTACTACTCGACGTAGAGCCGTAACGTTGTCTGATTACGCAGCTTTAGCCTCTCAAGTTTCTGGAGTTGGTAGAACTAAGTCTGTTGCTGCTGTGTACAGCTCAGTAACCCTATACTTACAGACACAGAACGATGACTCGGTAACCCCAGGAATAGTTAGCGGTTCTCCAACCGCTTCTTGGACTTCGTTATCTTCAGAGGTATCGTCGTATCTTTCAGACAAAATTCCTGTAGGAACAACAGTGTCTGTTCAACCACCAACTTACGTAGATTTTTATGTAACCTTAACGGTAGTGGCAAATGCTGCATTTAATAATTCTGATATTGAACAAGAAATTAGAGATGTGTTCTTAAACCCTGGCGGTTTGTTTGCTTATGAAAGCGTTGACTTTGGTCAGCTAGTGGCCTACTCAGCTGTAATGTCAAAAGCAGCCTCAGTTCCTGGAGTTCAATCAGTTATCATAAATAAGCTAAATACCGACAATAGCAGTAGCGCCTCTACAGCTGGTGTACAGCTTACAAGTGGTCAGATCCCCGTGTTACAGACTACCAACCTAATCATTAACGTTAGCGGCGGTTTGTCATGACAGTAGATCTAAAATCTTAGAGAATAAACCAAGAGAATAGAATAGGTGAGAAATGGTTGCTCAATACCCCTCAGCAATTAGGTCGTTTACTCCAAAGGTAGACCTTGTAGACACGGTTTTTGCTGATCACGTAAACGTTTTGCAGGATGAGACCCGTGCTCTACAGGTATCTCTAGGAACAAGTTTACTTGCCTCTACCAACTATTCCGGTATTTTTACTCAATCATCTACTTGGTCAAACTTGTCTGCTCGACTAGCTAATATTGAAGCAGGCCTAGTTACTGGTGTAACAGGATCCCCTTACTTTAAGAAAAGTGGAGATTCAATCACTCCAGCTTCCGGCACAGTAGGTCTATCGCTTAAAACAGCTGCGGGTGCCTCTAACCTACTTGAAACTAGAAATGCGGCAAACACTTTAGGTTTTCGTGTTGATTTTGATGGCCTTCCAAAAGTTGGTAATAACGACGTTCTATACGTAGGTGGTTCAGCGTACAACTCTTTAACAACAGTACTAACAGCTATTGAAACAATCGCAAAGGGAAACAGATTTAATCCGTTCTTATTAGCTGGCATGTAACTTAACAGGAGCAAAATATGGCAAAGTATGCGTTTGGGATTTATGGTAATCCCAGTTTTAAGTATGGTCAAAGTGATGCTGACCGCCTGTACTACTCCTCCCAACTTACTGCTTGGGCATATGACTATGGAGTCATATCGTTACGTTGGAAAGCCGTTACTGCTGATCCCGCTGCAATTGCCCTTGGAGAACAGTTAACTCATTGGCGTTTAACAAAAAACTTTACCGGTACTCCTGACGGAGCGTATATTGGAGAGGCTATTGCTTTTGATAGCACAGGCTCTTACCTAACAACCTACATAGATACGTCTTCAGACCTTTCAACTGAAAGTAGAGAAGTAACGTACACTTTATGGATATTTAGTAGCTTATCTGGATGGATAAATTGCGGTACTGCAAAAGTTAACACTATTATTGAAAATAGAACGCAACGATACTTTAAAAATTGGCTTCCTGCTGCATGGTTAAACGAAGTAGAGGGTGTTGGAGACGCAGTTGGAGAATACAATGAAAATGAATTTACTGCTGTTTTGGACGCTTATGGTTTTGAATACGATAAGATAAAAGTACAGGCAGAACTTCTATATAACTCTTTTGACGCGTATAAGATTCCATCTAATCTACTAAAAAATAAGATTACAGACCTTGGCTTTATTTATGAGCCTGCTTTGGGAGATACTTATCATCGTTCTCTATATAAAACAGGAAACTTTGTAAACTCTGCTAAAGGCACTAAAGCAGGTATAACCACATATGCAACATCTTTAACTCATTGGGATAGCGACGTTACTTATGGTAATAACTTATTTTTAGACTATAACGACTCTTCTTTTGAAGAATCAATTGGTCGTTGGTCTGCAACTAACGGTACTTTAGCAATCTGCACGTATGCTAATACTTTATCAACTCTAGGAGAAGCAATTCCTGCAGTTGTTCCAGATCTTTTTAATAGAGATTACCCTCTTCGATCAGTATCTGTTGGAGTAGTAACAGCTAGTAGTACTAGTGACATAACTTTACGTTGTCCGGGAGCATCAAGTAGCTCAATTCTTTATGGAATCCCAGTTACTGCGGGAGTTAAATACATATTTAAAGGATACATTAGAGGTATTACCAACAACTATACTGCTGTAGCAAAAATACAATGGTTTGATAATGCGGGTGCGTCTATCTCTACAACTTCTTCTGGACCAACTGTAACTGCAGGAACTGGATTTTGGGCAAACTTTGAGTCTATTTCAACTACGGTAGCTGGTGGGTTTACAGCTCCAGCGGGAGCAACATACGCAAAACCTACTTTAGTTATAACTCCAACAGCAACAAGCGATAAGTTTGTTTTAGATATGCTTCAGTTTAGATCTTTGCCTGCAACAGAAATTTCACCTGTGGCTAAACTTCCAGGGTATACCTACGAAGATGCTCGCCTAGTAAAGCTAAAAATTAACCCGGATCTTTCAAATTTAATTCCTAATTCAAACTTTATAAATGGCATTGGTGGGTGGGAACCATTTAACGCCGAGGTTGTACATCAAAATTTTGCTGCTGGGCAAGACGGGGTAAAGTTAACAGCCCTGTCAAACGGTCGAGTAGGATTTGTTTCTGACTGGATTCAGACATCTCCAGGAAGCCCACACAGCTTCTCAGTGTTTGTAAAAGGCCCTGCAAGAACAGCTAAATCAAGAATAGAGTTTTCTGCACCTCAAACAGAAGAGGAACAAACCGCTGTTCTTTCTGATGTAGACGGAAAGTTCTTTAAAAAAGAACCTTACTATGTCGACAGCGAAAGCATTACTTTAAATGCAACTACTTTTACTAAAACTACAGTAACGGCTGTATCTGCTGTAGCAACTCCTGACTATGGTAAGCCTGTTGGAAAAGTATCTGTTTATATAGATAATGCTCAACTGGGGGATGTTTTTTACATTACTTACCCAATATTAACTGAGTCTTCTAGGCCTAAAGATTGGTTCTGTGGAAGTAATGGAATTACTTTTAGCGACCCTAACGCTACAACTTACTATCCAACTAATGATCTTACGTGGGAACGCAAAGATCAGTTTAATATGGTAAGTCTTTCTACTTTTGAAAACGTTACAAAATGGACTGGAGCCTCTGGGTCTACCGTAACTGTACAAACTGGTGGAACAGTAAAATTTGGAACTACCTCTATGAAGATCTCTGCTTCTGGGGGAGGATCTGCAACTACAACTGTAAAACTTCCTATGGGGGCTGCAAAGGGTGGAGAAGACATCGCGGTATCTACTTACGTTTACGGTCCTGCAGGACTTTACTCAATAAGCACTAATCAACAAAAGTCAGGTAACTTTAGACTTGCAGAAAATACTTGGGTAAGAATTCACACTGAAAGAGTTGCTGTGGCGGGTGAAACTCAGTTTGATATAACTATTGGTTTGTCTGAAGCAGGTACCGGTACAAAGGTATTTTACGTAGACGGACTTCAAGCAGAGTATGGACGAGTACCTACACCGTATGTTGACCCAGCACAAACTACTACCGCTGTAGTGCAAAATCCGTCCGACGCAGGAGAAACTGTGGCTGTAGCTAATAACTATATGGTTGGTAGCGGAAGAAGTTTTTATGCAAATCGATACATTCAAAAGTATGCTCGTTTAAAGTCAACAATTAATAAGATTATGCCTGTTGGATCTACATGGTCTATTGAAACTCCTACTACCAGTATTGCTTTCCCAGATGTTGAAAATAACTTAGCGCCTTCTGGTTCTTTTGAAAACTCAACCTATGGTTGGTCTGGGGTATCCGCATCTTTGGCTAGAACTATTGCTAGAGGAAGTATCTTTGATGAGACCTTAGTTCAAGGAGCCGCCTACTGTAAAGTTAGAGCAAGTTCTTCTGGAACTTTTGGTGCAATCTCAGATTACATCTCTGTAAATCCGGGTAAGGGATACTACCTGTCTGCCGCAGTTCGACCAGAAAACGAAGATGCCTACGGAGAATATACTCTTAAATTAAAGTGGTACGACTTGGCTTTAAACTTTTTAAGAGAAAAGACCCAAACTATAACTTTGAATAGGGGAGACAGATGGGCCTATATGGACATCGTAGCTCCTGGAGCTAAAACAGTTACTTTGAGTACTGTTGCGGTAGCAACTAACGTAGTAACAATAACTACTGTGGGAAATCACGGATTTTCTGTAGGAGAAGAACTATACGTAGGTATTAATGAGGGTGCTTATAGCGCTATTGTTGGAAACATAACTATTACCGCAGTTACCCCTAACACTTTTTCCTACTCAGAAACCTTTACAAATACCGCTACTACTGAAATAACCGGCCGAGCTACCTTCGCTAATACCAGCGTTGGTTTTGCAAAAATTGAGGTAACTTGCACCCCTTCCGTTTCAGGAACAGGTAGGGTCTTCCATCTTGACAAGGTTTTGTTTAGAAGGTAGGTTTCCCCTATGACCGAACTACTAGTAGCAGCCTGGGCAACAGCCTGTCTATTAACGGCCATAGAAGAACTATTAATATCCTTAGGAAAATGGAGAGGCTTACTTGCCCTCTCTATGAGCACAGTAGCCTGCATAGTGTTAATGCCTATGAGCTGGGATCTAATCTTCTACGTTCTTGCGTCCGCCTTTGTAGGGCTGACATCCTCAGTGGTTATTGAAAACCTTGTAACGGGAACTCCAGAAAGAATTCAACGCGGCTTGCCAAGAAGGGTTCCTCCGCTATAGAGTCTGCTCCGAAAAGGAGGAGACTATGAAGTCACCATATTCAGACCCAAACCTTTCGCTACGTGCTAGAGGTTTATTTGCCTATTATGTTGAAGTAGGCCGTGTTTTATCAGCAGATGAAATGTCTGCATCTGTTCCGGAAGGTCGGGACGCAATTCGAAATGCAATGGCAGAATTAAAACTGCACCGCTATATAAAAGCCGTAAGGCATCAAGATAACTCTGGACAATGGCGTACAACCTTGAAATTCACCGACGACGGATTATCAGGCGTTCTATACATTAACAGAGGTACAATGACTAATACTAATACTAGTGATATATCTACTAGCGACTTAAATATAGATACAGTTACTAACGTAACTGTATCTATAGGGGCTGCGCCCCAAACTGAGAAAGGAATCGAAATGTCATGGTCAATGTTTGAAGACAGCACAGACCCGAAATCTAAGAAGAAGGTTTTGGACACCGAGGATGACTCGGGCGCTATTGGAAAAGTAAATACTTTGAAGGTCGGGGGAGCTCGACGTAAAAAGACTAAGGTTGAGCACACTGCTCGAAATAGAATTAACGTACCTGAGGAAGACTGGACAACTAATGACCTGTGCGCCGAGTTTTACGACTTGTTGATCCTTGTAAACAATAATGCTCCAAATCAGATGAATGCTAAACACCTTGCTACATGGATTAACAAACGAGTTGCAGAAGGCGTAGATAGGTTTTCTATTCTAAAAGGTATACGAATGTTTTTTGCGGATTCAAGAATGTTCTACGACATTGGTATAGGTTTGCCGATCTATCAAAGATTTATGAGTTATTACGGAACTATCCATGGAAAAGTAAGTCGAGTTGACGAACCGATTGGTTTAGACGAAGATACTCTGGCGCATCAGGAAAAGATGCTGAAACTATTGGAGAGCTAATGTACAAACTAGAAGATTTGGCTCCAACCGTCCGTTCTCAGATCAGAGCAGCAAACCTCCCAATGAAAACCGTTGGGTTGGAGTTCTCCGATTTGCAGCCAAACCCATCCTTTGAAAAGGTCCAGTCTTGGATCAAATCTGTCAAGGCGGGAAAGGTTGTTCAAGCGGCCGGAAGCCCTAATTGCGGTAAGGGATTACTCCTCCTAGGTAAACCTGGTCACGGCAAGACTACTATTGCCTCTGTGGCCCTCCAGGAGCTTCTGAGGGGTATGTCAGCCGAGGCTTGGGGGTCTCCAAATTTGACCCTTAGGCGTCCAGCCATGTTTATGGACTATCCAAGGCTTCTTCGAGTTCAGAAGGCTCAGTGGTCTGACTTCGATGACAGCATTGAAACTATGATCAATGGGATCTATGGAGACAGTGCCAAAGAGAATGTCGTTCGAACATTTGTTCTAGACGATTTAGGCAAAGAACACCGAACTGCATCAGGTTGGGCAGAAAATACATTTGACGAATTGTTAAGAGCTCGATTTAATTCGGGATTACCAACTATCGTTACAAGTAATACACCTCTTAGCAGGTGGGAAGAGCAATACGGTGCACCAATGGCTAGCTTTGCCTATGAAGCGTTCATCATACTTGAGGTAAACTCTGGAAAGGATCTAAGAAGATGAGGTTTGCAGTGAAGAATTGGCAGTTATCACAACTGTTTCTTTCGGATACAGGCGTGCACGAAGTCGAGCTAGAAACTAAGTCCTTAAAGCTCCGCTGTAACTGCGTAGGTTTTAAAAACAGAAGCTCTTGCAAGCACGTTCGCTTTGTTCGTGAGCGTATGGACCAAAACGGCGGGGTTTATGCAACTCACGTTTCTACCAAAGCTCCAGCAATCGAGGCTAACCTCGCTATGCATTCCCCAGAGGCATTTAGAAACCTCTTAATCAACTACGGCAAGATCGAAGTAGTTTAGTGAAGAACGGGGATATCTCTAACGAGGTTCCTCTTCGGGTAGTAGTAACTCTAGATTGCATTCTTGACAGGTCACCTACTGTCAAGAAGGTTCTAGGCATACCCGTCTTCGGAGAAGAGTCTCAATACAATCGTCAGTCTCTTTCTTTGTTCTGGCGATTTGCGGAGAAACACGGGTACACGTTAGAGTTAGTAGGGTTCGGATATTCAAAAAAAGAGATGGAAGAAGTTTTTGAAGATTTAAATAATCTTGGAACAAACCCATTTAACTACGTGAATAGGTATAACTCTGTAGCAGATCTGGTCGGTGAACTTCCCTATAGACCAGAACTCAAAGGAGTTGTGGACATCCCATCAAGGGGACTAAGGTACGGCAGTAAGTATTTAGAAATCGGGAGGTTGTAGTGGCAGCAGATAATGAGGTGCGGTTACTCTCCCGTGCAATTCGTACCAGAGACATTTCTGTTTTATTAGAAGCCGGTGTACAAGACGACTGGTTCTTTGTTGAAGAAAATAAAGCAGTGTGGAGATTTATTCGTCAACACTGGACAAAGTATCAAGAAGTTCCTACCGGCGTTACCGTATTAGATAACTTTCCTACATATCGTCTTTTAGCAGTAGAAGACAACGTTGATTATTTACTTGATCAGCTAATCGAATATCGTAAACGTCAAAGCACTATCTCAGTAGTGCAAGATGCTTCAGAAGCAATTGCTTCGGGAGATCACAACGCTGCTATTGCAGTTCTTGGTCAAGGAGTAGCAAAGCTTCTTGATGAGGGCGTTAGAGATTCTAATGATCTTGATCTAACCCATGAAGCAACAAAGCGATTTGATGAATACTTAAATGTTAAGACACGACCTAACGGTTTGTTAGGAATTGCCACAGGATTTAAAACTATTGATCAAGCAACTGCCGGTCTACAGCCAGGTCAGTTAATTACTATTATCGCCCCACCTAAAACAGGTAAGTCAGTTCTTGCTTTGCAAGTCGCAGTAAACGTTCACAACGACGGTTATGTTCCTTTGTTCCAATCTTTTGAGATGAACAACATTGAGCAACAACATCGACACGATGCGATGCGTGCTCACATT